TAGAAGTAGTAGGACGCGTAGTACCATCAGTGTTTTGAGTGTAAGCTACGCCAGATAGCGTCAAAAACGCCAATTGGTCAATACGGTCAGCTAACCAGTACGCTAGTACGTCACGAGACGCTTCCCGGAAATTAACAATTGATTTTTGATCAGCCATACGACCCGCTACTCTGTTAGCGTTACGTAGTTGGTCAATCTGAACAACCATCTCGTACGCATTGATGGCTTCTTCAGCACCCTCTAACTGAGCATCTCCTACTACGCCATCCCCATCGAGGTCGGCTAGTAGTGTGATCACGGCACGAGTGCCTTTCTCACTTTTTGTTAGGCTATTAATTGATTGAATTAGTGCATTTGAACCTGCACCAGTGAATTCGTTAATGAACGAATGGTTACGCGCTAGTTTCCATAAGTCACGACCCCATGCGGTCTTTTGTTCATACGTCAGTGCGCTAAAATTAGTTGCGCCTGCGGATGTTAGGACTGGATATACCATTTTGATTTGCTCCAATAAAAACGTAAGTTAAGTTTCGGTTACGACCCGATGTTCGTTAACTCTGTTTTTACCGAGGCTGATCCTCGTCACCTTTTACGCTGGTGCAAGCTGAATCATTACGCTGACGTGCAATGAGCCCGCTCAGTTATCGTACTGAGAAACGGAGTGCAGGGGTTCAGGGGAAGGAGCCGTCCCCCCTGCGAGGTGAACTTTTACATTCGGTTGAATATTACCACTGCTTATATAGCAAAGTCAACCACTTACATAATATCTCCACGTAACCGTTGAAGAGTTGCTGCAGGTAGCGCATCAAATTCTTCTTGAGATAGAGCATCCAGATCTAGAACAGTTTCTCCGCGAGATGTACCTCCATCACCGCCTAGTGCAGGGGGTTGTTTATTAGCTGCCGCTACCTTCTGCTTAATGTCAGTATTCTTGACTGCAGGCGGTGGAGTACTACTAGCTAATGTAGATGCGGGGGCAAATAACTCAGGATATTGAGCTTTAGTTATCGTATATGCCTCTTGCAGTGCCATTGATGGATCATCCCCTGCTGCCATAAACTTATCACGAAGTCCCAAAGTATAATCAGTGACCGTTTTGTTATACGTATCGCTTTCAGGATTATAGACTGGATTCTCTGAGGTTATCTGGGATACCGTTTGGTTAAAACGGACATTACTCTCAGCTTGAGTTGTAGAGGATACGGCTAATTGCTCAGCAGTAAACTTATGCTGTGCTGCTTCTGCAGTACGTATTTGAGTACGTATCTCTAGGGCTTTATCTTCTTCACCTGCCCACATCGCTTTTAGATACTCTTTCTCTTTGCTTTCATAATCGTATTCGGGAGCTTTAATCTCTTCTTGCTTTGTTTGCTGTTGCATACGTTGGAGTGTTTCCTCCAGTTGTTTACGACGGGCAATCTCGGCATCAAGGCGTTGCTTAGGAATCTGAATATCTTCCGTTTTAGTCTCTTTCACAGGGGCGGGCTCTTCAGCTACAACCTCTGGTTCTTCGACTTTTTCGGCTACGACTTCAGGTTCGGGTTCTGGAGCGTCAATCTTGTCGCCTCGATCTTCGACTACCTCAGTCTCCTGCTCCTGCTCGGGTTCTACTTTAGTTTCGGGTTGGTCTTCTACTACTGCTGCTCGTGCCATGATATTTCCTATGGTGGTTAGTGGGTGCTATGTTGCGTATGCGATCGTGCTGCGATCTTAGCGATTTCTAGTTTGGTCATTAGCTCTTCGCGTTTAGATACAAGATCTAACTGCATTTTCTGAACATCTAGCATGAGGCTCTCACGGTTAGATGTCATATCAGCTTGGAGTTTCTGAACATCGAATTGATCATCAATAATAATGTCTTGTGCTTTAGCTTGGTTAAGTTGTGCTTGAGTTTGTTTATGCATTATATCAGCTTCCAGATTACCTACGGTAGCTTGGAGCTGTTTGATCTCTAATTGCTGTACCATCTGCTGCATTTGCATCTCTTCTTCAGTAGGCTCGCCTTGACCCATCATTTCGCGTACTCGTTTAGCCAACTCGTCTTTCTGAGCTAAATGACTATATTCGATGATCGCATCATCAGGCACTTGAACGCCTGCAGTACGCAGACTAATGGCTTCTGCAAACTGAGAATCGTTGAAGGTATCCCTAGACGGCGCTGTGGTAATAGCTACATCATACTCACCTAATGTAATATTGTTGATGACCTCTCCTGTCGCGGTCTCCTCATTGATAGTCATAGGCGTTCTGGACTGATCTGGATTTTGGAAATCCGTTATCTGTATCACCCGTTGCTCCGTGTAGAACGACTGCAGCAAATCGAGAACCTTGAGCGCCATAATGTGCCTTGTCCTAGACAGATTATCCAGGGGTACTTGGATCTGTACCTGCCCGCGAGCTTGCTTGGCTTGTATTGCTACGCCAGAGACCTCAGCAGAATCGAAACCCATCAATGAGTCCGATACTCCAGATATCTCCTTAATGTTATTAGCAGCTTTCATGCCAATCCGATCCAGACCTGTTGGGATCTGATTAGGCTGAATCTTCACAGGAGGCGTAGAGCCACGGTTATAGGTTATGATTAGCCCCGTTTCAGCGCCGCGCTCCTCCAATTCATCTTCCGTCATATTTGAAAGCGAACCCCCTTCAACTACCCAACCACTATTAGCGGTGGTGTTCACAATATGCAGCTCTTGGGAACTGATCTTGTTGAGCTGCTCTTGGGGGCTGATTAGGTTACGTACAATTCCAAACGGCTTACCTCTACGGAAGTATGGGAAGAACGGTATAATGGTAAAATCGTTGTATATACTCCAGTCATCATGAAGTACAACTTTATCCGCAGTCACCGTCCAACGTACACGCGGGGCCTGCTTCTTAATAATTGATAGATTAGCCTGCCCTGCAAGTAATTTCGCCCGCTGGTCTGACCAGTTATCAGGGACCATCCGCATATCCCCGGTCTCGTTATCGACGAAGAAAGAAGTCATCGAGTTCTTACGATACTGCCGTTCAATAACCCGTATGGATTTTACACTAGCTTTCTCATCGGGGTCAGGTGAAGATTCATATCCATAACCATCTAGGGTTTCTCCGAAACGATTATCGCGGATTTCCATACTATCGTGGCTATAGCGCTGTCCGTTAGCGCCTATATTACGAAGTCGGTCGGCTTTATCCTGCCCGTACATAATCTCAATTTCTTCTAGGGACAGCCAACGGGATTCAAAGAACTCATTCCAAGTCTTCGGATCATAGTTCTTAGCATCAGGATCTATGATGATATCTAGCGGATCTTTGGATTCTATCCGAATCTCCCCTTCGATATGGTCACTGAAATCCACTCTTACATCGAAATACCCACGTTCTTGAATAATACCATCGGCGAAGACCTGTGACTCCAGCCAGTCTAGCTGGTTATTGTCACCAATCTGAATGAACAGTTTGTTTAGAATCTCTGCGACATCCTGTGTGGCATCACGCTTAGGGAGAAATCGTACGTCACCGCGCTTATTCGCTTGCTCGCCTAGGACGGTATTAACCGTAGACAGCACGGTATTTATAGTGAGAGTCGGGCGGCCTTCTGCGTTTAACTTAGCGACATCGCGTTCATCCCACTGTTCGCCACGGTAGAAGGAATCACATTTCTTCGCCATAGTTACATATTCAGTATGCCCTGAGTCTCTGGCACGTACGTAACGTCGCCATTGTTCGTCAGCTAGCAGACGTTCTTTCTCGTTTTTCAGAACCCGTTTATTTTTAGTCATCCTAATATCCTCTAGGAGCGCCTAGTCCGGGCGGTACAGAACCCCGCTGTTGTTCTACGGGTTCATACGTCGTACACTCGCAGGACTTTCCGTCCTGTCCGTAGGTTAATTCGATAGCAGGAGCACCACATACCTGATCATCGTTGTATCTGCAGTCTACGCAAGCGCAATTATTCTCTGTAGCCATTGTCGTTGTCCTATATTAAAATGCTAAAAATTCTCTAGCTAATCCACGTTTGTCTTTCGCAGCTTGGGGTTGCTTCGCGAAATACTTACGCATTAGGTCTTGCTGGTCTCCGGTGAGCGTACGCTCTTGCGCCACTTCTGAAAGAAACCTTGGGTCATCCGCCATGCTATTCATAGGGTGGAAAACGGATTGCGCCTTCTCAGAAAAACTATCTCCTTTAACTGCCCCTAGCATACGTATGCTGGGGTCGTATAAGAAGGGTTCCATATGATTTTTTATATATCCTTCCTGCTCAGCATTTGTCCACCGCTCTGCATTATTATCGGGAGCCAAAACAGAACGCACATAGGCATCGCGTCTATGGGCACTCTCCCACTGGTCTTTTGAATACCGAGAAGGATCGCCGCCGTAATGTTCTGCTATGGTTTTATCGTATGCAGTGTCGTCTAATTTCAGCTGTTCCGGGTCTCGCATATCCATCACATTCTTAGCCATGCGATCCCATTCACGTCCTGCATAGTAGTCCTGTCCTTTGATGGTATGTAATAACTCCCCCAGTATTAAATTATCTAGATTACCTTTGGTCCGGGGGTCATCAAGGTTGTCTATACCTATAGTCCATTGGTCGCTGTCATTTACTAGATTACCTTCAGCGTCATGTTCATTAGGTGGGTACGTTTCGGCTGCACCGCCTCTAGCTGGGAATTTAGGGTTCTGGTATTCCACACGTACGGGGGTGCCCATTCTATTTTTGAATAGGGGGTATTTATCTTGGATATTCTGTAGGCGCTCATTTAATCTCGCCCGCTCTACAGCTTTGGGAGTTGTTCGATCAGCGTACTGATTAAATATATCATCGACTGACTGGACCCCCTCTGGATCGTCCCGTATACCTCGCAAGTTGGCTTGCAAGTCTGCGAGAGCTTCTGTGTAATGTTCGGGTTCCCCTGTCAAATTGTTCAACACCCAGCTTCCTGCTTGGTAACCCGTTGCTTCAATATTAGACTGTGCTTGGGCTAACCAATTGGGATATCCCGCAGCTTCTAGAGTATTTTTCCTGTTAGCTGCGCCCATACGGCCTTTCAGATCGTTAAAATCACTGGAACGGTTGGCGAGCCCAGAAGAGGGGTAGACAGTTGCGGTACGATCAGCGGGGAACCCCAATCCTTTAAGACGCTCCACAATCTCGGCATCATCTGCCCTATGAGTATCCTGGGAGTCTGTATGTATTGCGTCTGAAAACCACTGGGCTCCCTCATTCCACGCCTTCGATTTTCGGGTTCGGTCTGACTGCATCTTAGCAGCTAGCCCGCCCCCTTGAGCTCGCTCTTCCTCTAGGGCGTTCATCCTATCCTCTTTCGTCATCTCTACTCCTAAGCTGTCATCGCGTTCTTCTTACCCTTTCCGAACGCTATTAGTTTGTCACGCCAGCTTGGTGGTGGTTTTTCCACTGGGGCTCTGTACACACTGAACTCTGCCATCATCAGACCGATCCACGCTAGCGCATCAACCTGATCGTCGTGCACCCCGTTTGGAAAACGGAGCAACTCGTTTATTAGCGGTACGGTAAACTCAGAATTCTTGGGGAATAGCACCATACCCTGCTGCATTCGACCCTGAATCGCGCGGGCGCGTACCATCTTGTCCCGCTTACCCGG